GCGGCTACTATCGCTACGCAGAATGGTTTCCGTTCTGTAGTTCACAGCTATCCTTCAGCTATTCAGTATCGTCTACAGAATACTAGTGACTTTAAATTTCTCAGCCAATTAGCAGATGAAATTGGATATAGATTCTATATTGATAATACTGATTTGTATTTTGTTAATCCTCAGCTAATTTTGGATAGAAATAATGTACGCAATATTCCGCAGTTCTGGTCATACAATACTCCAGGGATATGGGATACTATAAGATCCTTCTCTCCTATTGTGGGAACTATTACTCCTGATGGAGGTATTGTGGCAGATAGAAATGTTGTAGGTCTTAATCCCAATACTTCTAATCTGGTGCAGGCTACTTCTGTAGCCAATGTCACCACTGCTACAGGTTCTGCTCTGAATGTTCCTACTATTGCAAAGTACTACACTGCTGCTCCTGCTGAGTCCTACTATGAGGCTACTCAGAAAGCAGCAGCAGATGCTAATAACAATCTGTACTGGAATACCGCAGACAGCGATCTGTGGGGAGATTCTCATGTAAAGCCCAATACTCTTGTCAATCTTGTAGGGACCTCACTTCCAAGTGATGAAGAAGGATTGTGGTTGGTTCGCGGAGCAACACACACTCTGAATCTTCCTTCTCCAAATGGAAGTCAGGTAACTTCTACATATATGATGGACACACAGTTGGAGAGAGACCAGATTTACACAGCCGTTACTACTAATGTCGCACAGACTTCCATTACTTCTCAGAGTGTTCCCGCAGTACTTGTAGGCGGAGTGTGGAAGTCATCTAATCAAGGAGCATCAATCTATGCAACCTAGTTTCGACGCACTGTACAGAGCCTTGGTTACTTCCAATACTGATGCAACAAATACCGGTAAGATAAGAGTGCAGTGTCCACAGATAGCTGGTTCAGCAGAGATTCGTACCGCAGAACCAGCTAATCTACAGATGCCTATTCCAAATGTAGGTACTACTGTGTGGATTGGATTCAGCGGTGGAGATGTAACAAAGCCTTTCTATTTTGCCAATAGCAGTTTCACCACTACCTTCCTCACCAATAATCCCGCAGGAACAGTGCAGTTATCCTCTGTTGCTACTTCTACTAATCCTGATACTGGTCTATTACAGGTAGTATCAGGTGCTTCTGGTGTCGCAACTGGTAATACAGCGGCACCTCATGTTTCCTTGAAAGATGGAAATGGAACATCTGCAATTGATCTATTCCTTTCAGGAACAGTGATAAAGAGAGATCTTACTGGCGCTCGATATACCTGGCAGACTCCAGCATTCGGATCAGGTTGGGCAGCAGGTCCATCTTCTGGAACAGTACAGACATTACGTTATCGTTTTGATGCTTTTGATAATCTGGTAATTATCGGAGCTTGTCACACAACCAGTGCTACTCCTAGTACTACCCTGATGACCTTACCTTCTCTGTACAGACCAGCTACGAATCAAAGACCAGGAATACACGTCAACAATGCAGGAACTATCAGTGCAAATGTGGCAAACATAGCAAGCAGTACTGGAATCGTTTCCTTGATCACAGCCTTGGCTGCTACCAACGTAGACGTATACTTTGATCTTCTAATTCCAATGGGTAATATTTCTTAGTATGGGATAATAACAATATGGGTTCACAACTTACAATTCCATTCACTGTTCTACAGAATGGTGCAGTTTCTGAGGAGACTGATAACAATATACAAGTACAGCAACGTGTGGATGCTATTATTTCTACTGAAGTAGGACAGCGTGCCATGAGAGCACAGATGGGTCTTCCTCTGTCAAAGCTACTATTTGATCCTAACAATTCTTTTATCGCCACGGAACTGTCCGGCATGGTTACACAACAGTTGAATCTGTATGAACCAGGTCTTCAGGTTCTTTCCGTTCAACCTGTAACAGGGAGCGCTAATGACGGTATGGCAGCAGTGAACGTAAATTATTCCCCATTACTTCAAGGCTCAGCAGCTTCCACTGCGGCCAATATGGTAACTATTGAAGTTGGTGGAACCGTCAAGGAAGTAACAGTTAATGGGAATGGATAAAAATGGCGACAGTTAGTGCGGGAGTACCCGCTATTGATTACACCAGTAAGGACTACACAGGCTTCCTACAGTCCATGCTGACCTATGCAACAACTGCTTTCCCAGAGTGGACTAACCAAAATCCGGGAAGCCTTGAAGTCATGCTCCTGGAATCCTTGTCCAGAGAACTTGATGTTCTGTCCTACTACGGAGATCGCATTGTTGGGGAGGCATACATAGGAACAGCTACTCAACTTTCATCTGTTCTTCTGCTTGCCCAATTGCTCGGGTATACTCCGGGACAGCCACAAGCAGCTACAGGAACAGTTACCTTTCAGACTGCCACCAATTCATCATCTGTCGTACTACCGCTTGCCACACAGGTAACCACAGACTATATCAGTAGTCTTAATGGACCTATCATATTTGAGACTACACAGGTAGCTACCGTTCCGGCCAATGGTGGAAATGTTTCTGTGCCAGTAATTCAAGGAGTTACACAAGGAAGTTCAGTATTCACTATAGGAAACTCAACTCCTACTCCATTTACTATCACTACAGAACTTCTAGGAACATCTGACGGATCACAGTTGCAGACTTTCAATCTGGCAAACAATCCTGTAGTCAGTGGTTCTGTAACTGTCTATGTACAAAATCCTAATTATCCTAGTGCTTCAAATGTAGATCCCATCCTTGCATGGAATCAGGTTAATTCTTTGCAGTCCTCCAAGTCCAGTGATCTGGCATGGGCAGAGACAGTAGATGCCTCTGGTATTGTCACAATTAATTTTGGGGACAATATCAATGGCGCTATCCCTGCTGCGGGCCTACAGATCTATGCTAACTATCGTGTAGGTGGAGGAACCATTGGTAATCTTACTTCTAACTCCATCATTGATATAGCCTCTCCTGTACTGGGTGTGACTATTGCCAGCTCTTCTGCTACATCTGGCGGAACTGCGGCAGAAAGCATTGACCAGATCAGAGTCAACGCTCCTAAGTCTTTCACTACACAGCAAAGAGCCGTAACCCTTGCGGACTACGGCAATCTTGCTATGAGTCTTTCAACTGTTTCACAGGCTAATGCTGTGGCAAATACATATACTAATATCACTGTGTACATAACTGGTGTGGGCAATGTTGCTCCTACACAGTCTGTTATCAACCAAGTCACTTCATTCCTGCAAGCCAATGCTCTAGCAGGAACTGTTGTCACAGTTACTCCTGCAACTTTGGTTCCTATAAATGTGGGTGCTACTGCTACTCCTGTAGTAATTGGTTGCAGTTCACGTTATAATCCAACGTCTATTCAGATTGCTGCTACACAGGCTATCCAGAATCTGTTTGCACCAAATAATGTAGTTCTTGGTGGCAGAGTTTCTTTAAGCTCTGTCTTCTCTGCCTTGTACAATATCCCTGGTGTACAGTACGTAAACATTCCTCTATTCGTAAGAAGTGATGCTACACAGTCTGGGGCTGCGGATATTCTTATGAGAAGTTTTGAATTGCCTCAGGTAGGCAATGTCGTTATAACCGTATCCGCTACACCATAAGGAGTAATCATGGTAGCGATCTACCCTAATGCTGTAAAGAAGTTCTCCTATCGCCAAGACTATACAGAACTAGTTGAGGCGGCAGACGTTAATGTCAGTTATGATGAGATAACTGCTATCCAGAATACTCTCGGAATAACACCTAGTTCTGATACTATTGACGGTACTCTGTATACCTGGTCCAATGTGGGAGCCAGAATTAGTGCTGTACGAAAAGGAGTATCAAATCCTTTTGTCAATGTGTGGGCAAGTAATAAGATCATTGGCTACAACACAAGTACTCCTCTTCAGTGGACCAGTAAGACTTGGGATACTCACGGTATGTGGGGAGGAGGACCGACTCTTGTATGTCCACGATCTGGTGTGTACACCTTTGATATCTATATCAGATGGCATGCTGATAATCTTCCAGCCGACAGTCAGCAACCTGCATTCAACAGATCAGGTGCACTTGGAATCAAGGCATTGTCTGCTGGTGCCACTTCTGAGTACGTGGATCAAATCGGATACTTCCCTCAAGGATGGCAGAGATCCAATCATCAGTCTGCCTCAGTAACACTTCCTTGGAACAAGGGCAACAATGTGGAAATGATCGCATACCAGAATACTTTGACAACAGGTATAACTGCTACAGCTATGATGTCTGTTACTTATCACAGAGATCCACCAACAACGAACAATCTATAAGGAGTAGCGCATGAGTAACGGCTATGGCGTAGATATCTACGGGCAGGAATTCTATGGGTATTCTCAGCCAGCAGATTACAGCGTAACTCCTTTTACGGCTTCTCAGACAAACTACAATGAAATAAGCCTACAGTGGTCTCCACCTAATACAACTTCTTGGAAGCTACTTCAT